AAACCCGCCAATTCCAGTGTCGACTCCAAAATATTCTGCACCTGCTGTACCTGCGTATTCCAAACCCTTACCCAGAAGAAACGGAGCAGCGGCTCCTAGTGCTACTTTAAGTAAATTCATCGTTTTAGTCCCCGGATGCAAACGCTCCAAATATGTTATCGATCGATCGAACAATCAACATGTCGTTAAACTGATCGCTGTACGAGGCGCTGTTTGCGGCAATAGTCTGTGCTTGCATAGCGGCGTTGTGTGCGCGAGCCTCACGATTCTCAGAGATCTGCATTGTCCACGCAGCCTGATCTCGATAGGTTTGCCACAGGTTGGCTAACGATTGCTGGCTCAAGGAAAGCAGGTTCATCACGTTCTGTTGGTTTGCAGCGTTTTGAGTCGCAGTGTTGGCTGTGTTGATGTCTCTGCGCCACTGTGCGTTGCTTTGTGCAATCTGTGCAGACATGTTAGCGTTGAATTGCTCACGGGCAGCAGTCATCTGGGTGTTGAACTGTGACATCGCGTTGGTTTGCGACACGTTGTATTGTTCGATAGCAGCCTTACGATTCAAGGTTGCTGACTCAACCTGCGAACCAAGCTGTTCAAAGAACATGTCAAGTTCCATCTGGGACTTGGCGTTGAACTGAGATGCGGCGTTGACTGCAGCCTGATCGGTTAGCATTGCCTGTAGTTGTCCTTGATAACTTATTGTAGCAGACTGTTGCTCGTTAGTCAAGTTCTGAAGATCAAGAGACAAGAACGCTTTGGCGTTGTTTACGTTGGCTTGCTGTTGGGCATTCAAGTTAGCCATATCCATCTGGGCAGATGCGGCTGCGTTTTGCAACACGGCCTGTTGCTTGTTGGACAAGTTTTGCAACTGGATGGTTGCGTATGTTTTGGCGTCGGCTGCAGCAATCGGAATACCCGACTCCATTACTGCTGTTACCATCGCGGCAGCAGCCATGCTTGACGCACCAAGTCCGCGCTGTTGCATTACAGCAGCAACCTGTCGAGCAGCGGGTGAAGCCCAAGCAGGTAAAGGCTGGCCCTCTTTGATGGTAGCCATCAGTTCCGCCATTTGATACTTGACGGTGGCTCTTGGATCCAGTTCTTCTGTGGCAGCAACTGCCATGCTCTCAGGGGAGAGTTGACCTTGTGCTGCTTCCATCAGGGAGCCTTCGGATAATTGGCCTGTTGCGGCTAAAGCAGGAGCAACTTCACCGACAGTAGCCGCTTCGACTGCGACGGGAGTTGTTGGCGTCGGTGCAACCTGTTCGTATTGGGTCACATCAACAGCAGGAGCAGCCTCTGCAGGTGCAACCTCTTCCATCACACCTACGTCGGGAGCCAACTCTTCTCCGGGTTTGACTTTCATAGTCGTCGGTGTGATCTGCTGCTCGGCTGGCAATGCTGTCATATCGGCTTGTTTGACCTGTCTTTGGATGACAGCCTGTTGAAGTTCTTCGCCTGTTTTACCTGCCAGAGTAGTCTGTGTCATAGAATTTGTTCCCTGTCCTTGTTGTTGACCTTCCGAGCCACCACCTCCGTCAGAGCCACCACCCCCGTCAGAGCCACCGCCATCGCCTTGTGCACGAAGAGCAGCTATTTGCTGTTGCAGTTGATTCTTTTGTGCCTGTAGTGGAACAATATTATATTGTATATAATTAGGTCTATCGCTGTTTTGACCACCCGGCATACCTTGAACTATAGCACTGTGTCGTTGCATTTCTGCATCTATACCTGCAATTTGATTTTCAAGTTCTTGTGTTGTTGCCATCGAATTTGTCCCGGGTTGGGTTGCAGGGGGAGGTGCAGGTTGGGTTGCAGGGGGAGGTGCAGGTTGGGTTGCAGGGGGAGGTGCAGGTTGGGTTGCAGGAGGAGGTGCAGGTTGTTGCTGCTGTTGAGCCTGTAGACTTTTTATCTGCTCCCCTATCCTAATTGCTTGTTGTATATAGGGTGCGTTAACTTCACTCCAATCTTGAGCAGACATACCTTTAGGTTTTTGTCTCCTGAGAAGTTTGTCTCTTTCAGCTTGAAGTTCTTGTATTGTTGCCATGTTACCTTATTCTTAATCCCTGCTCAACACCTTATCCAACTTATCCTCCACCCGATGCAACGCATCCATGACCTTATTCATGTCATCACGCAATTCCATACGAGTGGCGTAGTCTTCACGTGTTCTGTTCAATAGGATGCCAACACGTTTGACTTCTGCGCTAATACCTGCAAGCATCCAGCCACCACCTGCGATGATGACGCCAAGAAGTGTATCAATGAGGTGTGACATTTCCATCGGTTACCACCCAGCAGGTACTTTGCCCACGATTGGCGGATTAGCGAGGTTGTCAATCTGTTCGTCAAGCATTGCTTGCATCTCTGCTTCTGTCTTATCAAGTGAAGCAAGCACCTTCTCTTTGCACCAGTCTTGTGTCAGACTGTCAAATGCAGTGAAGTTGTCTGCATCAGCTTCGCCAGCACTGGCTGTGCCGTAAGCAGAAACGGAAATCGGTTGACCTTCGCTATTGGTTTCGGTGTCACTGACAGCAGAGAACCGCCAGTGGATAGTCTTTACGACATCAGACAGGTCACCTTCGGATGGTGCTGTGTCAAGTTGGAGAAAGTCCCAGTTGTATGTGTTTGCCATCGTTTACTCCTTCAGGCTGTGTATTGTCTTCTTTCAATTAAATGTTCTGGTAAAAAACTGTATTCATAACCAGATTGCTCATCTTGAAGACGATTAATTTCTTTTGTGTCATTGCAGATAATAACGTCAATATATTCCAATCCATTCAAAACTGCGTACTGAAAACGACACCCACCAAATTGCAACTCGTAATTGCTATTCACAACAATTGGATTTACCATACCGTATTCTGCAATGTGTTCGTGTATAAGTTTCTGTCTTTCAAATATAGCCCAATGTCTAGGGTCTGTTGCTGTCTTTACTTCACTAACTTTCAAGCGCATTTAGTTGGCTTCCAATCAGTTGTTTTCTAGTTCTGCAACTCTTTTTCTTAGTGATTGCACTTCTTTAATAAGCATTGGCACAAGTTTACTGTAATCAACCCCCATCATCTCATCGCTGTCTGGGTTGCCGGATACAGCTTCAGGTGCAACGGTGATAAGCTCTTGTGCTACCATTCCGTAGTCTTGATGAGTGCCGTCAGCTATCCAGTCAAACTGCCGCACTTGTATTGCGTCAATGGTATCGCCAGCATCAACTGCATCAGTGATGTTCTCTTTGAGGCGGTAGTCGGATGAGGTGACGTAAGAAGTTGCGGAAGAAGTTGTTTGAACGCTACCAACAAAATTAGTGCCATTGTAAAACTGTATATTGTAGGCAGTGCCAGCACCATCGTGTCTGGTTATCAAGCAAGTCCCATCAGTTTGATTCGTTCTTGCAGACAAAGCAGGTTCGCCAGTTGCGTAAACAGAAAGCATAGACGATGCCCAGTCAGAGGTTTGATTAATATGTACATTGCCGTAATCCACAATCCGCATTGCTTCTGAGCCGCCGTTTTCAAACGTCATAGCAGGGAAACTTGAATCCCCGCCGACACTAAAGCCAGCAGTTCCAGCCGCATCAGACGAAGTGATATTTATAACAGTATTGTTTGCGCCAGAGGTTGTGCGAAAACGTGCAATAGTTCCGTCAGTGCCGTCCACTTGCAACTTGCTTGCAGACGGCGAACTCGTCCCGATGCCGACCAAGCCGCCCGATGTTATGCGCATGCGTTCTGAGCCGCCTGTGTCAAAGGTCATGTTGTTAGAGTTTAAGACCGCAAGACCAAAGTTATTTGAATCGTCATAGATATGACCAATCGCTGTTCCAGAACGGCTTAAAGTAATACCATCTCCAGATGCAGTAGCAATCTCAAGACTGTCAGTCGGCGAAGTCGTCCCGATGCCGACATTGCCGCTGCTGTCGATGAGCATTCTATTCGCCCCAGCAGTTTCATCACGAAATACTAAGCTACTGCTAGATGAAGAATAAATGCTGAATTTATTAACAGCATCAAGAACCAGACCTGCGCTAGTGCCATCTTTAATTTGTACAAACTTAGAAATCGCGTCCGAAGATAGCGAAGTCGCCCCGATGCCGACATTGCCACTGCTGTCGATGCGCATCCGTTCTGCTTGTCCATTAGTGCCAAACTGCATTGAATTGTCAGAATGGTCATATCTGATGCGTCCTGCGGCAGAGTCGCTATCATCTGCAAAAAACAGACTTGCCTTGCTAGTATTCCCAGCACCGACTGTAATGCCAGCGTCACCAGAACCTTCTACAAACAATTCGTCACCTGTAGCAGATACTGAAGAACCTGATGAAGCTGTTTGGATGTGTGCTTTTGCACTGGGCGAAGTAGTCCCCAGCCCCAATCGCTCTAAGGATGCGTCCCAGTAAAAGCTTTTTGTCACGCCTGTGTTGTCGTAGAAGGAAATGTCGCCGTCACTTCTTATGTCTAAAAACCTTCGCAGTGTTGCGTTAGTTCCAGTAAAGAACGCTAATCCAGAAGCACTAGCAGCACCTGCGTCATAACTGTTAATAGCCGCCGTAACAACACCGCTTGTTTCAAAAGATATATTCCTTCCAATGTCACCAGTTGTGCTATTTGCAGAACCTAATTGTATTTGATAATCTGACGGTGTTGTTGATACCGTTGAAGCATCTGTAGTAGCACCTAAATCAAGCCCATCAGCCGTCACTGTGCCTGTGACATCAATGCCGCCAGAGGTGGTGGCGAGTTTTTCTGCGCTGTCGTAGTATAATTCAACTGCGCCATCGGCATACGCACGAACCATATATTCATTATTATGTTTTGCTAGATGCACTTCACTGTCTGATGTAAATCGTAAGTTTCCAGTTCCTGCATCTCTTACATAACTATTTAACCCATCGTGATATACTTGTAGGTCACTGCCAGCACCGAAGATGGCTTTACCATTGTCAGCAAATGTCGCATCACCTGTTATTGAGATGCCGCCAGAGGTTGTTTCTAGTTTTTTTACTCCACCATAATATAATTCAACTTCTGCGCCAGAGTTTGCAAGCAAATACATATTTGTGCTTGCATCGCGCAAACGCAAATTGGTTGCATCAATAAATAACTGACCTACACCAGTATCTGAAATATAAGACCCCGAACCATCGTGATATACGCTTAAATCACTCCCCGCACCGAAGATGGCTTTGTCGTTGTCGCCGAAGGTTAGGTCAGTTGAAGACAACGCAACAACCCCTGTACCGTTCGGTGCAAGGGTGATGTTACCGTTCGTGTCGGTGCTTGAGATGGTGTTACCGTTGATGTTGATATTGTCAACGTCGAGGTCACCAGTGATATCAACCGCGCCAACCGCTTGAACATCGTCGATGTAGGCAGTCCCATCGAGATACAGGTCCTTGAACTGCAGCCCCGATGTACCGATATCAAGGGTGTTTGTTGTCTTTGGTTTAATTTCCGTGGCACTAGCAACAAAGTCCTGTACGGGGCCAAGAACCGTGATTGGTCCACCTTCCGCCGACGTACCATCGTGGGTATGTCCTGTGGACGAGTTAAATGCCGCTTCTACNGCATCAAATTCCCCGTCGAGGTCGGAGGCATTGATAATGTTGCCGTCGGCTATGTTGTTGGAAATGTCGTTACGAGTATATCCTTGACCCATCGTTTTGATTCCTTGTGGTTAGCGTCGCCCGTAGGTTCCGTATTCAAAGGTTAAGGCGTCGAGAGAATAAGGAGGGTTCGTCGATTCCGAGCTAAAAACCAACGATACGACAAATCCCGAGCCTATNAGTTGNCTGTCGAAAAGACGTTGGATTGTGCCGCCGTATTCCCCTGTGCCATAAAGTGCCTCTCCGTAGAAGGCAAGTGCACCTGCACCAGATGCGTTGTTAAAAGTTATTGTTGCGGGTTGAACCACGCCCGATTCTTCAAAGTCGTATTTCAACGCCAAATCCGCCGTGAAACTACCTTGCGGGTCCGTATACAAAAACATCTTGTAGAACGTTTTGCGAACTCGCGGGTCATTTACCGGGATAAACGGGGTTGAAAAACTGGCTTG